GCAGCGTTTGTAGTAACTCTACCTCTAAACACTAATTGGTTAGTTCCAGAACCAGAGAAGTACTGAGCAGCAATTGTACTGTCTTCTACCATATCTGTGACACCCAAACGAGATAACAGAATGTATGCTTTGTTTGTAACTGTTTGGTTGTTTGACCAAGCGGCAGACGTTACATCAACTGCCTCATCAAAGGTTACTGTGATATCAAATAATCCAGCATCAGCAACTGCGGCGTCTGTCCAATCAATACCAACAATTGAAGCGTTACCCATTGCCTCTGCAATATTTTTAACGCAAACTAAAATTTCTGGTTGTGCAGAAGTATTATCATTACCCGATGCAGCAAGGCCAGGCGATAATGCCCAACCACTTGCAGATGCAATAAGATGTTCTCTTGCGCCAGTCGAACCAGCTGCATTACTATCTACTGGTAGAAACTTTGGTTTGTCTCCATCAGCGGTTGTTGTACCCCATAAGCTCATTTTTTCTCTCCTTATTCTTGAGAATGTTTTTTATATATCTATTTATCTTATTTGAACCCTAGACGTTTCAATTCACTGATAGTTTTGCTTACATTTGTATGATGTACGCCGATTCCACCTTTTGTTTCCCATTCACGAATGTTTTTTAGGTAGTCATCAATTAATATATTTGGTTTCCCATCTGTAGTTGCAAATTTCTGTTTATCTGCCCGTTTAACTAGGTTAGTATCACTACGTTTTATTTTAGTATTCTTTCCTAACCATTTGTATTTACCTGATCTAGAAGTAGCATCTCTTTCACTAGCAGCAGATAAGATTTTTGTGTCATATCTAGAAATAAACTGATACAACTTTTTTGCATTTGGCATCCATTCTAGATTTGCCCAAAAATCCTTAGTTTGTTTAATCTTTTCCCACCTTTCATCTCTATCTGCTTGTGGGAAAGGCATACCAATTACTTTTTCTGCGCCCCCAATAAAGTCGCAGAGAACTTGATCCATATCACAATAGATAGGGGGCAAATCCTCTTTCGAGGGTTTTATCAGTTCTGTTAAATTTTTCATCAACCATTATTCTTTTATTTTAGGTTTGACATCTATTTCTGCTGGTTTCTTACCTGTTAGGGTCTTTCCACCTTTAGTAATAACTGGTTTTTCCTCTTCCTCTTTCTTAAAAGGATTCTTACCTTCTTTCATACCCCAAACTTGTGCAAGAGCAGCTTTCATATCTTGTATTTTAAACTCTCTTACTTTAGCCATAGTATTTTCAATTACATCAAGTTCATTTTCTTCTCTGTGGTCAACCTTAAATTTAAATCTAGCATTCTTTAATTTTTTCATAAGGTCTTCAGCATCATCTACACCTTCAAACTCAATATCTTTAGCCCTGTAATCTACACCAGTAAATCCTTGATCAGCGCCTGGCAAGTTTTGATCCATCCATTTTCTTGCCTTCTTTACATCAGCAGGACTATTGAATGTAAGTCTAAGAAAATTTGCTTTCTTTTCATCAAGTTCATTTTCTTCTTTTGATATTGCTTTAGAAACTGCTTTACGTCTTTTTGCAAGATACTTATCAGAAGAATCAACATCTCCATCATTGTCAATGTCTTTATCTTTTCTATCATCAAAGTCTTTTTTCAAAGCCTTTTTATTTACAGGGTCAAGTTTTGCTTCATTCTGTCTTTTCAGAACAGCCATGACCTGTGGGTGGTCAGATAATCCCCTTTTCATTTTCTCAATTGCTTTAACAGCACCTGTCATATTTCCACCAGCATATCTTTTATCTGATGCAATACCGATTGCCATTTTAATTTCTTTAGGACTAAACTTCGCTTCATCAAGTTCGTCAGCTTTCTTAGCAGCTTCCTGCCAGATTCCTAGAATTGAGGACTCAAGGCTGTTTTCCTTTGTCTCCAAATATTTCTTACCCATTTCTAATCTCCTTGAGTTTCTTTTCTATTCTTCCTAACATGGAAGTGTCTTCTTCTTTTAAACCTTTTAATAAATCTTTATAAGATTTTGAACCTTTGTCTTGTAGTTTTGCTTTATCTACTGGTTTCATCTTTTCATATTTTTTGATGAACGCCATTGCGATTGCAGGTTTTACTTTAATTTTCTTTTTGTCTTTAAATTCTACTTCGTATTTACCGCCAAGATTAGTTGCTTTTCGTAGTTGCATTATAATATTTTTATCTGCAGCCTTACGATCATCAGCAGTTGCAACATAGTCATCATCATCAGCAGAGTCAGATTTTCTTTTGCCCATTGCTTTCATAGCATCTCTGCGAGCGCTTGGTCTTGCTTCATCAATTTCTTTGCCTTGACCTGGCGTCACATCTCTAGTATGTTTTGCGTATTCGTCTGTACCATACTCGTATGATTCTTCAACTTCTTCTTTCAGAGGTCGACCCATCAAGTCATCTGCCTTCTTTTGACTAACAGGTTTCTTCAACTTAACGATCTTCAAAGTCTTCTTGTCTTTGATACTCAATGGGGGACGTTCAGCAGATGCGATAGAACTTTGCAAATTCTTTTCTGCGTTTCCACCAGCGGCAGATGATATAACCATGTTACCCTGTGCAGTATCAACAATCACATGAGTAGTCTTTAGTGCTTCGTCAAGTTCAACTTCTTCTGTAAACTTAACTGGTACAAGTGATGTTCCTTTTTTAGTAAGAACCATCATTGTTGGTTTTGATTTGTCAGTACCCTTATAATCTTTCTTTACCTTTGTAAAGTTCTTCTTAGAGATTTTTACGACACCTTCTTTTTCGTCATATTCGTAATCTCTACCTATAAGCATTGCTTCATCAAGGTCAGATTCTTCTTTCTTAGGTTTATCGTGACCCATTAATGCTTCGTGGTTCTTAGTAGCATATTCTTTAGCATCACCTTCGTCTTTAAATAGTTTTACTTCTTTTCCCTTTTGGTCATACACAGCAAACATATCTGGGTTCTTTTCACTTTTACCAACGTGTCTACTTGGAGGCATTAGCTCATCAAGTTTAACTTCTTCTTTCTTAGATTCACGACCCATTAACATATCGTGGTTTTTAGCAGCAAATTCTTCAGCATCTTTTTTATCTTTAAATAGTTTTACTTCATTGCCTTTTGTATCAAACACACAGAACATATCTGGGTTCTTTTTACTCTTACCAACATGTTTTTTTGGATCCATTTCATCAGGTTTAACTTCTTCTTTAACAATATCTGTCATTTTTACTTTACTTGGAGTGCGAGAGAAATCATGTTTAACAATAATGCTGTCTTTTTCAATTTTTGTAACTTTGCCCTTTTCTATATATTCTCTACCTTTACGAATAAGCTTTACCTTTACATTATCACCAACCTTTACGGCTTCATCAAGGTCAACGTCTTGCAACTCCTCTGGTTGATATACATTACCCAAATCTGTTACTTTAAAAGAACCATTCTTTAAATCATCTTCAATTTGTTGTTTAGTCATTACTACTTCTTTACTACCATCCTTCATTACAAGAACTTGTTTTTTAGTAACACCATCAGTTTCATAGTTTGAACCATTCCACTGTACTTTCTGATTAGCTGCAAGTTGTATTTTCTTTTTAGTTTTGGGGTCTTTTATTATCATACTAAGACCTTCGACTATTGTTACTAAACCTTCTTCTTTTCTAGGGTTTCTTTCACGTTCTCTTTTAGAAATTAAAATTGCAGCCTGTTGTGCCAGTGAAGAAGCTTCTTCAACTTTAACTTCAACTTCTTCTTCAATCTCTGGGTTATTTTCAGACTTCATAACCACCTTTGCAATACTCATAAAGTTTGCTTTCTTACCAGTGTTAATCATCTTAGTTATTTTTGTTTTGTTTGCAGGGTTGACTTTATCAAGTGCTTGCGTTACTGCCGATGCAGTAAACAGGTCAACTTTCATTTTACCATCTGCAAACTTTAATGTCATTATTGATTTTCTTTTAACAATATCACGCAATATGGCAACATTGTCTTCAGAGATGTACATTGATTCCAATGCCTCTTTCATTGTTTTAGTGTAAATTGTCATAGTTGCGTCCCTTTTATACCTATTTATCTAATCTTAATTGTCTACTTTTGAACTAGCACGCCATTGAAAACAAGACCAATACCCTGCTGTAGTTTTATCTTTCTTTTCATCACAACTGTGTCTAGACCTAAATGCAGCTCTTGCTTTAGGGTCATCACGATTGATACCCATCTTTGGATCACCAAACCGAACGACCACTACTTTACCACTTGGGCCCATTGTGTATACTTTAAACTTCTTATTAGGGTTTTCACTCGTTCTAATAGGATCATTAAGTTTTACTTTTTTACCCTGATACTCTGCTTCTGCGATAACGTGATCATACAAATCATCACAATCATCACAACATGCTTCAGTAGCTGTTTCTTCTGGAACACAGTTTGGTACTTGTTTGCCACCCTTTGTTTTCATACCAACTTGTTTAAAACCACTCCAACAAGGATTTTCCTCTTCAACTGATTCTCCCCGAACTTGTTTTGCAAGGTCTTTGTCTGCCTTACCCCAAGTTCCAGAAGATTTGGTAACAAAAGAATTGACTCTTGCAAATGCCCACTGTTGTGCAGTAGTGCCTGGCCTGTGTCCTGTCTTGTATGCAGCCATTCCTCTGTCGTATACTTTCTTGAGAATGCCGTACGGCATACCAGACTTTTCTGCTTTTGTTACTAAACCTTCAATCTTTTCATTTAACTCAAATTCTTCTACCTGTGTATCTAAATAATCTGACATATCATCAAGTCGAGATACCGCAGTTGCAACCTTGTTTGTCCACCATGTAGGCAAATCATCTTCATCACCAAGTTTACTTAGTTCACCTTGCATCTTTTGAAGAGCAGACATTGCAATCTGTACTTTGTTTTTCATTGATGCAACATCAGTGTGACCACTTTCGATTAACATTTTATTGACGTTATCAAGTAGAGACTCATTCTTTGAAAGATAAGCTGCGATTGCCATCTCTTTACGTTTCTCTTTAGACTTACCCTTGAACTGAGGAGCATCACTGTTGACGAAATCATCTATGTAATCTCCTTGATCTGCACCTTTACCAAGAACTTCATTATTTATTTTTGAGGTATCAGTTGCCATGAATGGCCCTCGACTTAAAACTTTAAACGCAAGTTTAACTTCATTACCAAATATTTCTTTTGGATGAATAATATTAAATGTAACCATTTTAGTATTATTATCAATACCTTTCAATTCCATGTCTATTTCTTTATATACTTTACCTTTAAATTTAAGACCATGAGCAGTTACAAGTTTCTGAACCTTACCTTGAGAAACTGCTTGTTTTGCTCTTTTCTCATCAAGTTCAACTTCTTCTCTTCTTAACCTTCTTGACTGTGCATTCTTTTTCAGAAAATCTTTAGGAACACCCTTCAAAAATTTCTTAGTTAGGTCAACTGCTTTTTCATATTCTGCCTTTGCCTTTTTATATTCTGGACTGGCTTTTACTTTAGGATCAGTCAAACCCATTGCACCTCTATTCTTACTTGTAATCTTCTTGAATTTTGCACTTGCATCATCCACTGCTTTATTCAACAGCGAATACATTTTTGCAAATGTTTCATAATCCGTTTTGTGATTTTTTACTTCACCATACATCTGTTTGAACTTCTTAGTATGTGTAGATGGTTTGGTTTCTGCACTTGCATCGCCAGGGGCAGGGCCAGACTTCTTTGATTTGAAATGTGCATCTCTTTTATCTTTAGTAGACTTTGCCATATCACCAGCATAATACTTTGCTGGTTGTGTGCCTTCTTTGTCTTTAATCTCTTTGTCTTGTTTTACTTCATCTATAGATTTTATTAAATCACTAAATGTGTATTTTTCCATTTGATATTCTGCCTTTAATTCTTTGGGTATTTTTCCCTTAGAAACTAATGTATTAATATATTTAATAAGTGCTCGGGAATCAATATCCCTATATCTTTTAGATACATCGACTGCCCACTTTGAAGGGTGTTTTCTGTGTTCATCATCTTTCATACCATCAACATAAGTTTTAACAATATTGTCCCACCCTTTAGGGTGAATAATCTGACTAATTTTTGTGATGGCTGAATTTATCCAATTAATTGAAGAACTGAGTTCATTAAGGTTTTCTTCCATCTCCTTAGTTTTCTTTTTCATCTTCTCTATGTAAGAACGATACACAGCAGCTTCAGCAGTCTTACCCATTTCTTTTGCACGTTGTTCCATTGCGATTGCAGCCTGTATCTTATGAGCGTGTTTCTTACCAGAACTTTTTATTTTGTTAACACTTGCTTTTGCAGTATCCACATCTTTAAAACCTAAACCTTGAATTGTTCCTTTAGGATTTTCATCTGTGTATAAATCAGAATGTTTATCACTTCCTGCTGGTTGTCCTTTTTTACGAGGTATTCTTGGTTCTTCACGCAAACGTGGTTCTCTACGATTCTTTGATGGGTCTTCATTGCGTAGGTTCTCAGGTTCGTTGTTCAATGGATTGTTATCTTTGTGTCCAACGTCCATACCCATTTTAGTTTTGTCACCCATAACTCTACGAGCTTTGTTTCGTGAAGAACGTCTTGCAATTTGTTCTGGTCTACCCTGATAATTATCATATTCTTTACGATAGTTTCTTTCACTCAATTCTTCTTTGGTAATATCTTCTAGTATAATATCGTGTAGCCATGTTTTGTGAACTTTGTTATCTTCATCTACATACGAAAGGTAGTTTGCACCTTTACGAATAACCTCACCACGAATATCGTTTGCTTCTACAATATCACCCACATTCCAAATTTCTCCTACGAGGTATGCATCACGCAAAGTTTCAAAGTCAGACATGTCTCCCATATTCCGTTCTTCACGAATACCCATGTATTTGCGAACATCACGATATAGTTTCTTTTTATCTGTATCTGATAATGTAGCAGGGATACCTGTACTGAATGAATCATAGTCACCATCTGAAGCAGCTGCTCGCATCTTAGATGCAGACATACCCTCTACGCCTTCTGCGTCAGGGTCACGTTCTCCAGCAGACACAACACTAATATTGTCAAACTTATAGAAACCATGTTTTTTTCCCTCAACACCATTATAAGTGTTAAGTAACTTGTCAAATTCTTGAACCCGATCAGAACCAGCAACCATGACTAACTTCTTGAACCCTTTATCATAAAGTTTTACTGCGATATTAATTGCGGTCTTAGAATCTTTATCTGCAATAATATTTTTTGCATACTTCTTAAACATCTTTTTCATGAACGCAACTTTTAGTGCATGAGGAAGTGGGTCTTTTTTAGGATTGGTTGTGAATGATGGATATATATAATATGGGTCTGAACCAGCAACCTGAGAAACCTTCTTAATAAGTTTTTCATGGCCAATAGTAGGTGGATTAAACCGCCCAAAAGTAAAAACAACAGTTTCTTTTGCTTCTGTTATGTCTCTAAAATTCTTCATTTGTCCCATGCCTTTATTGCGGTAAAGTTATTAAACGAGAACTCCATACGGTCTACTAGCTTAACCGCTCCACCACTTACTCTATCAATAGCAACATAACCCTCTGGGTTAGTCACCTTAAATCCATCTTTGGTCTTTACAAATGTATCTGTCAAACCTTTTACACTATTTAGTTTTTTGACAATCTGCATCTTCGCATCAACCAATAGATTTTGAAAAGTAATAATTTGAATTAGGTTCTGAGTATGTTTCTTAATCTCACGCATATACTCTTTCTGCATGTCTGTATATTTCTTTTTACCTTTATCAGATTTTGCTTTGTCAATTTGTTTTTGAATTGACATTTCTACCCATTTCTCATAACCCTTTGCATGATTATTAGGATTTGAAATTATCTGTCCTGCACGAACCTTTGAGTTGTTATAAGTTTTGAGAGAAGCTCCTGCAATAGAACCTGTCATACCATTCTGCACTGTTAGAAACTTTCTTAACGAATTAGCATTAATCTTTTGAAATGTTTTACCAACTTGTGATAGTATTTTTGTAATCTTATCATCTTCAGCCGCAGTAAATGTTGCCTTACCAGAAACATCTTTATAAGTCGCATCATCCATCCACACACTTGTTTGTTTGTTAAGTGAAGTTATGTTCGCACCAAAAGATGCTTTCATATCCTGTAACGCAGTACCAGTGTATGTGGTGTGCCAAACAATACCAACTTTTGCTTTGTTGATAGTTTTGCCTAATTCAGAATCAGTAGGCACAGCATAGACAATAGTGTTAGGTTGAAACGTGTAATACTTAGTGCCGTCAATAGTTTCTGATTCTACATCATCGGTAAACATAAGGTCACCTTGTAGAACGTCCTTGATGCCTAACTTCGAAAATTCTGCAAGTGCGACTTTAAATTTTGAGTTAAGCGCTCCCGATAAATCAGCATCAATCTCTGCGTCTGTCTTATACAATTTTGGATTGACATTAAATACTGATTTCTTCGCAACGAAAAAATCTCCTGTCTCTGGTTCTACACCAGCAAATATTGCAGGCGCTCCATCCCACTTGACTGTCATGTTAACCGAACTACGATTTGCACCAGCCAGCATATCTCTAAGCGACCGTAGGAAGTTTAAAGCTGCACGACCACCATCTACACCATAGTTAAGGATTTCATCCTCTAGGTGTTCTAGGTGAAGGTTCTTACCGCCCTTATCTTCTGTGAGTTGTGAGAATGACATCATTAAACTTTAAAACTCACTCTGGTTGTTACTTTGACATCTACATCTAATTCAAAGTAGTTTAGTATTTTGTCAATACCCTCTTTTAGAATCTCTTTTGCCATATCTACAATTTTTTTTATTTTTTCAACTAATAATTTAAAAAACCCTACAAGTTTTTCCTTTGCCTTTGTGTATATTTTTTTCAAAGTATCTTTAAATTTAAACTCGTTTATCACACCCTCTGATAACATTTGTCTATTTTGTACAATTTCTTCTTTTGCTTCAGCGACCACATTACCTTCTGCATCTAAATAAGTTTTAGTCGCAAATTTTAAAGTTTGCCAAAATGAATATCCTGCTTTATCGCCCTTTACATCATACGAAGATGATTTCAAAGTTGTGTCCATTTTCATTTTAGATGAAGTTTGAGAAATAAGTGTGTTATTTATTTCTGTAAATCTCATTCTATCCATTCTATAATCCCATATCAGCATATGAGTTGCCTCACCATTAGAATCTCCAGCCGCTTCGTTAGGAAATGCTTTACCACCAAATTTTTCATAACCTGTCATTGCCTCTCTGCAAAATGCTTCTGCAACCTCTTTACTTTTAAAAGCTTTGTTAAAAGTAGCAACTATTTCTTGTTTGGTCTGATTTTGTTTATCAACTATTTCTTTTGCATCTTCGTTACCTGCTTTTTTAGCATCGTCTACGGACATTTTTTTAAGAGCAGTTCCAGTAACCTCTGCTCCTATTGTTCTTGTGCTTTCAACAAATTTATCAACCTGCCCAATAAGTAGTTTTTTTACTTCATCGCTTGCTTTTGTTGTTTGTAATGCAGATATGACTGTTGCTCTTGCTTCTTTTTTTTCACCAGACATTAATAGTGCAGAGGGGCCTTTAACTGATGTTTGGTCAGAACCAACCATGATATCTGCTTTAGATGTATCTTTACCACCTTTCTTTTTACTCATTTCAATCCAAGGCGCTGAAACTTGTTTTTTACTTTGTCCAGCTCCAGCATCAACTCTTTTATTTTTTAGTGTTTTTTTACATACCTGAGAGAATTTCCATAGTATATCTAATTTTTCTTGGGGAGTTTTATCCTTAGTTGCGAAAGCGTTCTTTCCTGCCTTGCCTGACATGTTATCTGCAAGTGGTAGGAACTTTGATACATAAGGCTGTTTTAATATTTTTTCATCGAAGGTCTTGCGAGTCCTCTCTCCAGATAAATTAGCGCAATCAGCAATAACCCCCTCAAACAAAGTTGAGGCAGTTGCTTTTGCTTCAGATAGCATTTGAACCTTATCTACAGGTGAAATGTATTTTTCTGTGCGTGGCTTTACTTGCCGAACATAACCTCTTAAACTCATCAATTTTCCCCATTTATAAACAATATTTCTACTATTTATAACTATACTTGATTGGAGATTAAATGTCAAGCAATCATTTGTCCA